TTTAAATTTATATAAAAATGAAGGTGGATCTACCATTTGACCTTTTATATTAATCTTTTTCATTTTAAGAAGTGTATTCCACTTTCTTGAAACTCCAAGATTACTAGAAGTCATAGTTAGAATTGCCGGTTCCCATGAATCATCACCTTTAATTAAGATAAAATGTTCAGCTGTATCAACTATTTGATTTTCGCCAAGAAATGATTTCTTAGTTTTAGGATCCACGGTCGTACCTTCAGGTTTCATATCGTGAATAGCTACTAATCCGCCGCCACTTTCTCTAGGTACCCACTCTACATAGCATTTTCTATATCCACAAGGTATAACTGTAATACCTTCAACATCGTATAACTTATTGCTGACTGTATTAAAGATATGACCTTCTTCAGCTCCATCTATATACTTCTCATCTTTCTTTTTTCTTTGAGGTGAGCCTGCTTGAACGACAGCTAATCTAGGAATAGTAATATCATCATTAGATATATTTTCTAATCCTTTACCAACTGCTTTTATAAGTAAATCACTTGAGATATCTCCTATTGAGATTTCAGTGCTAGACTTAACTTGTACTTGTTTATCTGCCATATTATTTCTCCTTTCCGAGTTTTATTTTAGCAACGCTTGCTTCATAGACACTAAATAAATTTTCAGGTAATTCCTGACCTAATTTATATTGATCTTTGGCCCAAGCTTTTAAAGTGCCTGAATGAACGTCTGTTTTTTCATCATAAGGTATATCTTTAAAATTTTTAGATAAAACCTCAATCAGCTTATCAGCCTGATCATACTTGCCTTTAGGGAAACTAACTTTAACATCATGTTTAATTAGTTCCGCATGTCCATTCTCCTCTAACCATTTTAAAGCCTCTGCTTTAACATCAGCTCGGATAGAACAGAATATGTCGTCTTTAACTGTGATTTGACTTCCATCTTTTAAATCAAATCTAGTCATTCCATTACATGATGCCATAGCATCCGGTAATTCTTTTTCTTCAATCTCACGAATTTGAGCTTTCAAGATTTTTAATCTTTCTTCCTCTTCCATAAGATTTTTCTTTTTCTTAATAAGTTTATTTCCAATAGCTGTGACTACTTCTAATCCTGCTACTGGTAAACTTTCTTTAGCTTTGTGTTTTTCAACTGAATCGAAAATCCAAGTTTCTTTACTCATTACCATCTCCTCTCATAAAGATATCAACAGGTACGTTATAGTAACATTGATTTTCTCTATCCCATTTTAACATATTAACTTTTCCGTTATTAAACTCTCCTGCAACCATTGACGCAATCGCAATAGCAACGGGATCTCCCATCGCTAATAAAAAGTCGTCATCACAAAAATCATTCAACTTTTTTGAAAGTAATTTAACTACTGGTTGAGATGAAAGTGTAATTTGTCTTCCAGGTGGTAGCATTGGTATTAGTTCACCAAAACGGGCGGCACCAATAACATTTACGTTAGGGTTTTCTTGCACTATGTAAACTTTAGCCATAATGTTCTCCTTTCTTATTTTTATTATTTACTTTTATATTAAATCTTATATAAAGTAAAATTATAATTAGAAAACAGAAAGATTACATGCAAGTTGAATTTATTAATGAAGATAACTTTTTAAAGTATAAGTTTAAAACTAAACCTTTTAAACATCAGTATGATGTATTTTTAAAATCGAAAGATAGAGAAGCCTATGCCTTATTTATGGAACAAGGTACTGGAAAGTCTAAAGTAATTATAGATAATATAGCTTATTTATATAGATTAGGTAAAATTAATTGTGCTATCATATCAGCACCTAAAGGTGTGTATAGGAATTGGGTTGCTTCTGAATTTAAAGCACATATGCCTGATGATGTAAAATCTTTTACGGATATCTGTATTTGGAATCCAGCAGAAACTAAAACTAATATAGAAACATTAACTACTTTTTTAAATCCTTCACATCGATTAAAATTTTTTATAATTAATATAGAAGCTTTATCTACCGATAAAGGTAAAAACTATTTAACTAGATTATTAAATACTTCCGATTGTATTTGGACGATAGACGAAAGTAGTAATATAAAGAATAGAACAGCTAGAAGAACTAAAGCTTGTTTAAAATTAGGAAAACTTGCTAAGTATAGAAGAATATTAACTGGAACTCCAGTGACCCAAGGTCCTTTAGACTTATGGTCTCAAATGCATTTTCTAGATGAGTTTATATTTCAATCTAGTTTTTATGCATATCGTAATGCTTTTTGTGTAATGCGTAGAAGAAGAACAGCTACTCATAGTTTTGATGAGATAGTAGAGTATCAAAGATTAGATGAACTTCAAGAAATTTTAGAAAAGCATAGTTTTAGAGTAACTAAAGAAGAATGTTTAGATTTACCTCCTAAAATAAGACTGAAAAGAGAAATAGACATGACGAAAGACCAGAAGCTCATGTATCACACGTTACGAAAAAGAGCTATATTAGAACTAGAACAGTCTAAATTAGTGACTGCACCTCTCGTAATCACACGATTATTAAGATTACAGCAGATCCTATGTGGATTTATTAAATATGATGATGGAACAGAGGAAGTTATAAAAGGACCTAACTCTAGACTTCAAGAACTTCTAGATGTGTTAGATGAAACTCAAGATGGTGTAATTATATGGGCGACCTATCGTAATTCAATTAAATTGATCCAAGAAACTTTATCTAAAAAATATGGAGCTAGTAAAGTTGCTTCTTTCTTTGGAGATACTCCATCAGAAGAAAGACAAAAAATAGTTGAAAGATTTCAAGCTGGAGAAATAAAATACTTCGTAGGTCAACCTAGAACTGGAGGTTACGGATTAACTTTAACTGCCGCTAAGACTGTTATCTACTTTAATAATACTTATGATATGGAGGTAAGACTTCAATCGGAAGATAGAGCCCACCGTATTGGCCAAACGGATAAAGTAACTTATATAGATTTTGTCTGTCCTAATACTATTGATGAAAAAATACTACAAGCTTTAAGTACTAAGAAGAAACTAGCTGATCAAATAACAGGTGATGAATGGAAAGAGTTATTTATTTAACTTTAGTATATCCGTAACTTTTTTCTCTATCACTATATAATTTTTGCCAAGACCATGAACTTAAATAAGTTGAGTAATGATATATTTTTTCTAAAAAATATTTAATCATTTTTTCTTTTTTTTACCACACTGACATCTTTTGCCAGCTAATTTAGTTGCGATCCATTCACAAATATTATCCATTGTACTAAAAAATTTATATGCAATTTTATCTATCATTTTTGTTTCTTCATTATATCAGCGCCTTTTAAACCATAAATTGCTGAAACTACACCAATAAATAAAGCTTGATACCAAAAAGGCATATTATTAAATTGTTCAAAAAACTTTTCTAATTTAATCATAATTTCAGGATCATCTGAAAAGATAGACCAGATTAATAACATTACAGGGGCTGACACTAAGATTAAAACAAACTCATCTTTCCAGCCTTGATTATTATTATTCATTACAGCTTTTTGATAATCTACTTCACCACTAGCCATTTTTTGAGCGTGAACTCTCTCAGCATCGGAAATCAACATTTTAGTTTGTTGACGATTTTTCATTACATGAGCGCCTACTTTAAAAGCTCCACTTATAATATTTAACCACATATTATTACTGAAAATACTAATAAGCTTATAATGATAACCCATTGATTTTTATCAAAACATTCTAAAAAATAAATAATTCTATTTTTAAGAAAAGATATTTTTTTTATATAATTAAACAACATTAATGTCCTCCTTGTACAACCATTCTTTTAAATTAAATCCAGGACAATTTGGTTTATTGTCTTGAATATCTCCGTGTCCTACTATTTCTTTTATATTAGAATTACTTGCAACTAATCTATTAATTAAATCTTTTAAAGTTAGGAATTGAAATAAAGTAAAATTATTTTCAGCTCCACCATCTTCTGCCATTCCTCCTATTAAACATATAGCTATACTTTTAGAATTAACACTAGGTGCATGAGCTCCTTGAAAAGCTTCAGGTCTTCCTGGCTCTATTGTTCCATCTCTTTTAATAATATAATGGTAACCTATATCATCCCAGCCGTTATCATCTACATGCCATTTTCTAATTTCAGACGCACCTATATCCATTGATGCTTTTGTTGCAGCACAATGTATTACGATCAATTCTGTTTTTTTTCTTAACTCCATGATATTTTTCTTCTAGGTACTATTCTACATAATTTTGTTTCTAAGTCTACAGACAAAATTTGTATTCTACTGTCTTTAATCCTAGGAACTCTATTGATTTCTGATCCGTCTTTTCTTTTACCACTCATTTTAACATCAAAATATTGATATTCTAAAGTAACTGGATGCACGGCAATTAAATCTATAGCCGATTGAGTTTGACAACCTTTAAATACAAAGTAACCATTCTCTTGTAACCAACACACTGCTATATTTTCACAAAGACAACCTTTATTCTTTTGAAGCATTAGCCCATTAATTGAATCAAGCCAGCACCTAGTAATGAGATCATTAAGCCTGCTGCTCCAACTAATATTTTTTCCAATCTATTAATTTGTTTTGATAAGTCATTCATTTTATCGTGAGTTTGTTTTTGCATTATCCTACACAGTTTTTCATGGTTGTCTAACCTAATTGAAGTTGTACTTTTTTTCATTATTTTATAAGTTCTTTTTTTTCATAATCTTCTTTTTCATAATCTTTTTCTATTTGTTCAGAACCTAAGTTCTTTAGGTATCTAAATCCTTTTATTAATCTATTTACCGCCATTTTAGATTTATCTTTTATAGTTACTCCTAAAGTATTACCTATTTGATTAAGTAAATCAGCAGGATCAACATCAAAGTCACTTTCTTCTTTAGGCAAAGACAAACCTAAAAGTGCTCCTGAACTTGATAATTTTTCTTCAAAATCTCCAACATCTTCAGTAACTTCTAAACCTAGGGCTGTCCTTGTATTCATTCTATTATATAAAATATTTTTAGGTCTTTCAAATTTACCAAATTTACCTAGTGTTGTTGTTGATTTTAAAGCATCCCAAAATGATCTAAATAAACTTCTGTATTTAATACTTTTAGAATTAGCAAGTTGATCAAAGGCTTTAGGATAATTTCCACCTAAAAATTTCTTTTTCGCTGCTTCAATAAATTTTTTATAATCTAATAATAAAGCTAAACTATCTCCACCCATATCAAAACCATCATGTATTCTTGCTACTCTATTTAGAATCAATCTTTTATGATTCAAAGGCCCAGCAAATATATCAATTAATAATCCTATTCTATTAGCTTGCTCTGTTAATCCAGCAACACCAGGAGTTGTTGATAACTCCATAGTTTCTTGAATTGTTTTTAAACCAGTAGCTAAATCTCTATAAGAAGCAGTAAAATCTTTACTAAATAATTCATCTAATACAGGTTTATACTCTGTTAAAAAATCATCTAAAAGTTGACCATTCATAGTTCCATTAGATTTAGTTTTAGATACGAAGTCATTTAAAAATGTTGTTCTTATATCTTTTAATAAAAGAGGATTAATTTTTTCTAAATTTTTTACAAGTGCTCCAACATCATCAGTTCTCATACGTGAATATAAATGTCGTACAACTGACTGAGCATTATCTTTTGCTAATACATTTACATTAATACCAGGTAAATCTCTTGAAATAGTTTCAATAGTTTCAGTTTGAAATTTAACAGACTTTTCAAATGCGTCCATTGCTTTTTTAGATGAACCAGCAAATTTATTATATAAATTATCTCCTAAAATAAGTTTATAATTTTCTCCATATTTTTTTATAAATTCATCATGAGATAACTCTGTTTTTTGTAATTTTCCATTTACTCTTTTTGGAATTACTTTATTATAATAATTTTCATATAGAGCATTAGTTATTTTATTAATGTCTTGTTGTTTAACTATTGTTCCTTTAATATCACCTTTAGTAGTAAGGTTTTGTAATTTTAATATATTACCTAATTTAGCAGAATTGTTTAATGAAGTAGGAGTATTATCTACAAAAGCATTAAATATATTTTTTTGATTTCCTGGAAGTTTAACATTAAATCCACCATCACGTTTTAAACCTATCATAAATTCGTCAGAGAATTTAGTAATAGCAGAGCCTTGATAATTATTAACTAAATCTTTTATTGTTTGATTTGCATTTATTGCTTTTGTATTTGAAGAATTAATTACGGCGTCATCCATTCCATCTTGAAATATTCCTTTTGCTTTCGTTAAAAGTTGTTTTGTAGATGAAGATATATCTAAATTTTGTTCAGCATTCATAATATAAGCTCTCCAACCACTAGCTTGTTTATAAGTTAAGGTGTCTCCAGCTTTTATTCCTGCTAATCCTTTTTTAATAAATTGTATTGCTTCTTTTTGTGACATTACCATTCCTTTAATTGAAAGAAAACTACCAAAATTATTAACATTTTCCCATGTTGCTAATTTTTTATTATAATCTTTTATTTCATCAGCGGTTGCTTTTTTAGGAAGTTTAGGTTTTTTATCAATTAATTTAACATCTAAATCTTTTAATAAAGTATTAGCTATTTTTATTGATTCTTTAGGTTTAATTATAACTGGAAGATTATTAGCTTCTTTTCTAATTATATCATCAGCAGTGCTCCATAAAGTTTTAAGATTTTGTTGTAAATCATTAAAGACAACTCCTAAATCGTCAATTGCTCTTACTTCAGGTTTTAAAAAGTTTTCTTGCCAATTTTTAGTTACTATATCTTCTGCTGTTCTTATTTCATTTTCTGCAGCCTCTACTTCTAATCTTCTTATTTCTCTTACTTCATCACCTATTTTTGTAACTAAGTCATCTTTCATTTTAGGTGATATATTAACTTCATCTAATCCTGATAGTTTTTTAATTACTCTATCTTCTACTTTAGCTGCTGTCATTTTTTTCTCTAGGTCTTGTAATTTTTTAGAATAAATTAAATCTGCTTTAGTTCCTTTTTCAATTATCCCTGATCCTGGAATAGCTCTTGCTACCCTTAAAGCTAAATATTCATTTGCTAAATCTTCAGGAACTCCTAATTCTAAAACTTTATCTCTTGCAATTTTTATATCTTTAATAACTTGATCATCAAAATTAATTTCTCCTTTTAATATTTTTTTAACAGAATCATATGAAAGTCTATCTTTAGCAGTTTCCATTACTGTTTTTTTAATAGCACTTCCTGCAATTAACATTGCTGGAGTTAAAACTAAATCAACACCAGTCATTATTAATGCACTTTTTTGAGCATAAGCATCAAATTCTTTATCTGTCATTTGATCTTTACTTAAATCAAAAAATCTTCTTCCTATATATAATTTTGAAAGTTCTCCTAAATAAGTTCCTCCAGCTGAACCAGCAACTGTTCCTGTAGGACCCACAAAACTACCACCAATAGCACCAGCTACTGCTGTAGCAATAGGTATAATATCTCCACTAATTGATCCAAGGTCACCTAAGTTAGGAATAAGGCTAGGAGTATTTGCTGCTGTCCATTTATTATCTCCTCCTAGTTCTTTAGGAGTTCTATATATTAAAACAGTACTTGATCTTTCACCTTTTTTTCCACCAACTTCTTGATATTTAAATTGAATTTTATTATCTAAAGAATTAACTAAATCTTTATCAAATTTTTTATCATCTATTAAAAATTCTTTATATAATCTTTTAGCTTCAAGTTTAGTAATGTCATCTCTAGGAACAGCAAAACTTAATTTAGTTCTAATTGAAGCTGGAAGTTCTTTATTTTTATCAGTAGTAATTCCTGATAAATTTACTAACTCACCTTGAGAAGTAGTATATTCGTCCATATACATACTTTCTCCTGAAATATCATCTGCAGCAGCACTATTAGAAGCCGCATTTTTTTTGTTAAGTACACTTTTAGTTGTTTCTTGAATTAAATCGTAATCGTAACCTTCGCTAGTAAGAAAAGATTTTACATCAGTTATATTTTTTTCTTTTTTCTCTACTTGCCTAGTAGATAAATAATCTTCTTTTGTTAAAGTACCAGTAATTAAACCTGTAGCTGATTCTAAATCTATACCTTGTTCCGATACAAGAGTATTAATTGACTTTTTTTGTGCTTCATTAAGTTCTGCCATATCATTTTAATTATTCAGGTGGTACTGGCAGGTCTCCTTTAGCTGCTTCTTCTTGTGCTTTAGTAATAGCATCCTCCAGTATTTTATCTGCCGCTTCTTCTCTTATTTTAAACATTTCAAAGAATCCACCTGCTTCTTCTTGATCTTTATATACAGGTTGTAAATCTTGATGATATTTAGCATTTACTATTTGAAAAGCTGTAGGGTTTTCTGAACTTCCATAAAGTTCAATTAAAGTTTCTGGTTTTACTTGATCTTTATATAATTTAGCTAATTCTGCAGCAGCAGCGTCTTGTGATTCTGCTTTAAAATTAGCATTACCTTCTCCAGCAAAAGCAATATCATAAGATTTCTTAAAAGCTACATCATTAATTTCTTTAGCTGCTTTTTCAGCAGCAACCATTGCTCTTAATGCAATAGGACTTGTATTTATATCTCCAACAGTTTGAAGTAATATTTCTATATCTTTGTTTGATACAGGATATAATTCTTTTACTTGACCTACAATTTGTCTTTTAGTAGCAGCTCCAAATATTTCTTTAAAAACAATAGATTGTTCTCTTGTCAAACCTGTTTCTTTATTTTCTCCAATTGATTTTAAAAGACTATCTGCTTTTTCACTTAAACCTAATTCATTTATTACTTTTTCTAAAGGAGCAAAAGTAGCTGATATTATACCAGTAGGTGGTTCTATTCCTTTTTTAGCTAATTTGTATACTTCATTAAATCGAGTATCAATAGATGCATAATTTTTTCTTGCTGCTTCAAAATCATCAGCATAATTTTTATAAGTATCAGATAAAGCTTTTTCTTTACCAGACATATAACTTGCAGATTTTTTAGAATTTATTGCTTTTAATTTTGCTAAATCTGTAGCAATGAATCCTTTTTCAGCTTTAAGTAATCCTTCACTAATAGCTCCAAAAGTTGACGTAGCTTGACCTATAGGTTTTATACCAGAAGAAGCATTTATAATTTCTAGACCTCTCATAAAATTCTTTTTCTTTGTAGGATCAGAGGCAATTTCTTCTATTTTATTAGGAACAGCTTCTGCTATCGCAGAAAGATTTGATCCTACACCTTGAACAAAAGCGGATGCGGAATCTCCTATACTAGATAAAGCAGATCCTGCAACATTTCCTACATTAGATAAAGCTCCCATTATATCAATAGAAAACTTACCATCTTTAGTTTTAATTACTTCTTTTTCATTAACTACTTCTTCAGGAATAGTTTTTTCTATACCCATTTCAGATTCTTTAGAAGTAAGATAACCTTTATCTCTCATAGATTTTAGTTCTGCTTTATCCGATTCAGTAAATTTACTTTCTTGATCTTTACTAAAAGATAATTTTTGAGGACCTTCATCTGTTTGTGCAAATTCTAAAGCCATTATATCTCCTTAAACTCTACATCGAGTTTATTGTAATCTACCATTAGATAACCTTCATCATTAACAATAGAAGCATGAGGAACTTGATGAGCCATAACACCTTGGTATTTTTTATCATCGCCTTTATATCTAAATGTGTAAATGTTAATTCCTGATGGAGATTTACCAATTAAATTAATATCATCTTTTAATCTTATGTCAGAGTTATAAGCTGTGAATGCTCCTGCAACTTGACCAAAGGTACTTGGTCCAGCTACTGGTGTTCCAACTGATCCTGATCTTTCTTCTCCATAACTTCTTATAGGAGCTCCTGATAAAGCACCAATCATTTGTTTAACTTGTCCACCTGCATATTCTCTTTCTTCTATAAAGTCACGATATCCTTCTGCAAGTCCAGCTTGTTGTATACCACGAGCTTGAGTTCCGAAGCCAGCAAGTCCTGCTGCTGATTGTCCTAAAGCTCCTATTTGAGATTGAGCAGATTGTAATTGTGCTGCTCTATCTTGCATAAATCTACTTGCACCTGATTCAAAACCAGCTTGTCTTAATCTTGCTGATGTATCTCCTACTGTATCTAAATATCTTTCTCTTCCTAATACATTTTCTATGCCTTGTCTTTCTCCACCAAAAGCTCCTGCACCAATTGCTTGTGCAGTCATTCCTTTTTGAGTTTGACCATAAGCTTCTTGTAAATCTCCTAAAGCTCCTGAGATAACTTGATTCTCATAAGGATTAGCATAAGTGGCAGCAGTATTAGCATCATAAGTTTGAGCACCTATTGCAGCAAGTTGTCCTGATTGAGGTAAAATTTGATTTTGATATATACCGGCAGCTTGTGTTTCCATAGGATCAAGGTTAGCTATACGTTGACCAGTAAAAGCTTGATAAGGTTGATCAAATACTTGCTCTCCTCGTCTTAAAGTTCGTTCTTGAATTTCTTTAAAGTAAGCAGGAATATCATAGCTAGTCGATGACTGCGATGGTGCCTGTACTACAGTTGTGTTTGGTTTGAAAATACTACCCATTGACTATATAAGTTCCTCCGATAACTTTAAATCCTAATTTAATAAAAGCCTTGTCTTTTCTTTCAACGTCCTTACCTTGAAAGACTTCACATATCGCAGTCACTTTATTAGCTAATGCGTATTCTTTAAAAACAATCATTACTGAACGAAATATCCTAAAGTTTCTATGTTTAGGATTAACATGTAACCATAAAGTTCTCATGAACTTTTTGTCACTATACCATGTTTCATCAACTGTTGCAGCCAATGTTCCAATAATTATATTTTCACATTCTACTACTATAACAAAACTATTCTTAATGTAAAATACTATATTCTCTAAAGCTTTAGTATTATTAGTGTTTCCAAAGTTAAACGGAGCCTCTGTAAGCCACGTTTTCAATAGTTCTCTTATACGAACAGCATCAGATATTCGAGCTGGTCTTATAGTATATTTATCTTTTTCCATCTTGTTTTATGTTTACTCTTAAAGTACCAAATCTCCAATTATCTCCAATATCATTGTTTTGTATTTTAATATTAGATTGTCTACCACGAATACGTGTATTAACGAACCTAGTTGTGTTATTTACTGTCAAAGTTTCTCCTACTGTTGCTGAATCATTAGGATAGTCTTTAACACTTAAAGTAATGACAGTATTTCCAGTTTGATCTTGAAAATCAGGTATAACTTTATTAATAAAGCTAAAAGTTTCACCATCAGCAATATCTCCATCACCTGATTGAATATAAGCTGATAAAGCAGCTCCATCAGCATTCACTCCTGATTCTTGAGCGTAGATTAAACTTCTTCCTTGAGTTACTCCATTAATTGTACTAAAAGAAGTTGCATTAGAATTAGCTAAATATTCTGTAGCTAAAGGATTAAATTCAACTCCATTATCTTGATAAGTACTTCTATCCATCGTTCCAAAATACCAAGAGTTTTCTAAATAATTATAAATTACATAACGATCACATTGATCAGAGGCACTAGAACAATAATACCATATCACTTCAGAGAAGTTAGAATTTTGTGCAGCATAGACTTGTGCATATTGAATTTTATTAATATTATCAAATACATGATTTAATACAGGACAAGGTATTTCTTGAACAGAACCCGCATATCTAAAGAATTGTCCATCAGACATCCAGTAAGCTACATCATCTATTACCATCGCACTATTTAATCCTACAGCTCCACAGTCATTTCCTAATTGTCTAAAGCCAAATATAAAAGGAGGACCTATAAAAGACATTGATTGCATTGTAGTATCTGTCCATACTAATATAGTTCCTTTAGCAGGTCGAGCACATCTTATTTCACTTCCTCCTGCTATTCTTTGTGATCCCGCAGAGTTAGTTACATTAGGTGTCCAATAATTATAATTTTCCTGATCAGACCAACGAATAAACATTTTATCTTGAGTTGCAGGTGAACTTATAGTTGTCTCTGTACCCATACAGACAACATGTCTAGTTTCTGTAGATACTATTGATAAACTAGAATTAGTAGGAGCATTAGCAATAGCTGTAGCTCTATTATCACTCATTCCTCCTGAAGTATCCCATTCATAAGTTCCACCATCTTTTTGTGTTATTATTAAATCTTCTCCCCAATTATTGATAGACCATAACCGTGCATCAAGAGTTACATTAGAAGTTGTTCTGGCAGTTCCCCAAGTACTAGCACTCCAAGCTCCTGATCCCCAACCGTATCCAAAAGTTTGTTCGCTTGGACCTATATTTAATTGATAGGTAGCTGTACAATTAGCACTAGGTCCTACTGTAGAAGTTGCAGTAGCACTACTTAAAATAGTATAAGCATCAACATTTGTTATACTTAAAATTTCATATTCAGCATCAAAAACAGTTGATAAAATTCCACCGACATTTGCACTTACATTACTTAAAGTTACAAAATCACCTACATCAGCTCCATGTGCTGTATCTGAAATAGTTAAAGTAGCACTTGTATTTGTAGTAGTAATAGCATTAACAAGAGAAGCTGTTTCTCTTATAGGAGTAATATCTTGATTAGTTCCCGAAGCATAAGCATATACTTTTCTATCAGTTCCTATAGCTTCATAACGAGAACCATTTAAAGCAAACCATTGTTCTAAAGCTCTTCCTACTCCTACATAATAAGCTTCACTAAATTTAGTCCATCCACCTATTTTTTGAGGAAGTCCTTTACGAAATCTTACTTTATCACAATCAATCCATTTACCTTCTGCACCTGTTTCGGTGTTTTCAGTATCTAATCCAGGTTGAAAGTTTAATTGAGTTAAAGGCATAATTTAAAGTATATAACAAAAATTATAAAATTATACTAAAATATAAGGAGTATAAGAGTAGTGGGTCCTCCCCCCGCAAGTCTATTTTATATACTATTTCTTAGGTAGAGTAAAGCTTTTATAAGAAGAAGGTAACCCTAAAGCAGGCCTTGTATCATATTTGTTTTTATCTGCATCTGGACTACTTGCATCATTATAATGTAAAAATACTTGAGCACAATCTTTACCTTTAAATTCTTCTCGCCAATGCTCTAATAATTCTCCTTTATAAATTAACAAGTCCCCTGGTCCTAAATCTATTTTAATGCCTTCTTTACCTTCTTGGCCAGAAGGTTCTAAGTAAATAGGCCATGGCTCACCACCAAGATTCATGGTAGCAGATACCTCACAACTAAATCTATCTTTATGTCTTTCAAGAACATCTCCTTTTTTATAAAGTCGTGCAAAAGAATAAGTTTCATTTAATTTTAATCCTGTTTCTTTTTCCATGACAGGTTTTAAGTTTTTTAATAATGTTTCCATCGCTATATCAGCATAATGAGAATAAGTATTTGCAACCTGGGTGTCATTCCATATGCCCCACATAACATTGAAAGGAGATATTTTTTTTGTCTCAAAAAGAATTTTAACTGTTTCTCTTTTTAATAAAAAATAATCATAAATAAATTTTGCAACCTCCTTATTAATAACTTTTTTTACAGCTACATATTTGTTTTTTTTAAATCCCATATATTTCTCCTATTTAAATGGAACACCTAAGTTCCAGACTACCATTGAATATCTCACTCCCTCTGTAACTGGCTGTACTCTATGCCAGACCCATGAGGGGAAAACTATAATAGATCCTCTTTTAGTTAATTGTTTTACTTCATGTATTATGTTAGCATCATCTTCATTCCTGAATTGAAACTGAAATTCTCCTCCTTTATAGTCTTTAGGATCAGACAACAGGACAGTCACAGATAGTTTTCTAATCTTCCCTCTGCGGTGTGGGTAGCTATCTTCTTTATAAGGTTTATCCCATGAATCGCAATGCCAATCATAGTACTGATTTAATTTATATTTAGTAAATTGACAAGACTCACTATAATCCCAGTCATAATTCCATCCCGCATTTTTATTTGCTATATTAATATAAGGATGTATTTCATCATAAATCCATTGATCACTTAACCATACAATACTAGAATCTCTTTTCTTTTTTAAATCTAACATATCTTGTTTTGTTAAATTTTCATTTTTATCTATTTTATCTGCTTGAGTCCCTGTCATAGCTGTCTTCCCTGGATGACTATTTCCATGTTTAATAATTTCGTCACATGTTTCAGGACTTAAAGCCCCTATAAAATACCAATAATAGTTTTGTAATGTCATATGATTTTAAAATTAAAAGAAATAATGATCCGTGGTTCTTCATTTAAGTTAGGTGTTACCTGATGATACAATCCTGATTCAAAAATAATAAAGTTTTTTTCTTCAGGTTTAAAAACAAAGGAACTAAGGTCTAATGTATGTTTTTGATATCTTAATATTAGGTCTCCACTATTTTTTGGCACTTTCACATAGTACACTCCACTTAGATCAGGGGAATCTTTAGGACAGTCTCTATTTAGATGATTATGTGATTGAGTGCTTTCATTTTTATAATGAACTTGGGCCCAGAAATTAATAAGTTCGTCGTTTAAAATTAAAGATTTATTAAATTTATTTCTATAAGCCATACTCATTTGGTCTACAATCTTTCTTATTTCATCACTAAAAGGAATAGAAATATCTTCACTGCGTGTATCATAAGAATTCTCATTAAATCTATTTCCATAGTTTTCTATACATGTCTTCCCTAATTCCTCATCGTTAATATTATCTAAGTGTCCATAAATAAAATCATGGACATGTAATATTTTATAGAATTGTTTCATAAATCTTTTCCTATGTATATTTTTTTTAAATCTAAATTTTCTTCAGTAAAGGTTATTAAAGGAATATATAACTTTTTTATATCGGGATAGTTACAATTATCTGGTATTTCAGTTTTAAATTGCTTGCACTCGTATTTTATCCATGGATTTACTGGCCAATACAAATCTGTATCACAATAAAAAACAAACCTTGAGCCTGGTCTAATATGGTCTTTAGCAATTTTGTAATAGAATTCAAATATTCGATAGTCGTTCTCTTGTTTTACATCTGTTAAAGCAAAGTCATCAAAGAATATACAGTCAAACTTTCCTAACTTAGAAAGCTCTTGTTGCCAATATCCTTTAACCGGTTTAGTTTTATCGTCCGCCCATTTTAATAAGTCATTATAGATTAAATCATCAGCCTCTATAACTGTATGACTTTTTATATTATATTTTCTAATTTGATTAGCTGAATAGCCTAGCCCAAACCCTATTTCTAAAACATCTCCAAAAGGCTTAAGTACATCAATACAAGTTTCCATGTATGGCTTTTCCCACTCCATCATAACTTGTTCTTGCTTCTCATTTAAAAGAATATCTTTATTGTAAATGTCTTTTTCTTTAGTAATCATTCTACATAATCTATATTAAAAACAACTCTTTGCTTACTATCAATTGGATGAGAACTGGCATGATTTATATGGCCATCAAAAATTAAAACACGTCCTGCCTGTGGTTGTACTTTTTTTAAAATACTAGCATCCTTATTAAAAAGATAAGTATATCCGTCACTATCATCTAAATAAATAATAGCTACTTTATGTTTTGTATCTAAATCGGTATGGGGGATATTGTGTTTGTCCCTGTTACTCTCTACTCTATACTGTGGTAAAAAATTTAATTTAGCTCTTACTATTTGTTCAAAATTAAAAGGCAGAGGCTTAATTAATTCTGCTAGCATAGATGAGGCGTTAGAATTAATTTCACTATTTAGAATTATCCAATGAGTAAGTTGAAAATGTTCATAACTGTTTTTATATTTTTTAGGACTTTCGGCAATTGTATATTCATTATAATACCATGAAAAACTAGAATTAAAAATTGTTTTGTTGATTGTATCTAGGAGATCTTTAGATAAAATATTATCTATAATTTTATAAGAATCTGTATAATCTACCATTTTTTTTCCATTCAGTATAAACTTTATAACCAATGTTAATAGAAAAAACTATTCTATCTTTATTGGTTTCATTAGGTATAGAATAATGATTTAAGCTACTATCAAATATTATAAAATCATTTTCTTTCACGTTTATTTCTTTATTTTCAATAACTATATTACCGGATTTTTCCGGTTTAGTAAAGTAGTATACCCCTGTTTTAAGCTTCATATCTTCTGTTTTACTATTAAAAAATAAATCATTTCCTTTTGGCACGTGGTTATGGGATTTAACAAATCCCTTGTTCTTGTAGATATTAGCCCAGAAATCTATGACATAGTAATCATCACCAGCCATTTTTAAAAACTGATCTACAATAGGTTGAAAAACAATGTGAGTGATATGAATAGGTATTGAGGAATTAAAAGTAGATTTTCCTTTTGAAGAATCAATTAAATCATGATCAGTAAAAAGAATGTTGTCTAAAGTTTTTTTAATATCAATTTTGTTAGAAAATATATTATTAATTAAGTCGGCCACACACCATCTATTAAAAGATTCCGTTGTGTTTGTAGAGACCATACACCACTTGCAAGCGCTGCTTGAGTAAACGCAGGAGATTTAACAATTACGATTCCATCACCACCTGCACCAGCTGTTCCACCATCAGGACCGGGATAAGCAAATCCACCAGATCCACCTCCGCCGCCTAAACCATCAGTTCCATTTCCACCAGCACCATCTCCAGCAGTACCAGAACCACCACCGCCAGATCCACCAGATCCACCACTTCCACTAGGATTAATTGCCCCTGTTGCAGCTCCGCCGCCACCGCCGCCAGAATAAGTTGTACTATTAATTGGCCATGAATAACCACTTCCACCAGCTCCTGCAGTAGTACCACCACTTCCACCGCCGCCGCCACCGCCGCCGCCACCGCCGCCACTTTTATTATCAGGTGCACCACTTCCACCATTATTTCCTTGTGGGCCAGGAGAAGTTACAGAAGGAGTGTTTCCACTTCCACCAGCTTGACCACCATCGGGACCACCACCGCCAGATCCACCATCTCTAGGATTTCTAGGACCACCGCCAGATCCGCCTGTGGCTGTATAACTTCCAAAAACTGAATCAGTACCAGGGTTTCCTGCTGCATTGGCGTTGGGAACACTTACACCTGCTCCACCAGCACCTACTGTAACAGAAGTTGAACCAGGGAAAGGGAATCCGGGAGCAGCAGGGATATTTCTAAATCCTCCACCTCCACCGCCGCCAGCTTTTCTTTGGCCAGCACCACCACCTCCAGCTATTACTAAAACGTCTAATAATCCAGGGGCTCCAAAAGTCTGTGTAAATGTTCCAGGAGAACTATATGAAGTTGTTTCTGCTGCAATTGGACCACCAGCTGTAGTAGTATTTGTTGGTCCTATTACTCCACCATTACCGGCACCTGCATAATTTTGAGGACTTCCTGACATTATATGATCTCCCATTCATTATTAATTGTATTCCATACATAGTTTATACTAGTATCTCTTTGAATTCCATTCCATCTTTGATTTTCTTCATCCCATGAAGATTCAATTATAACATTTTCTGCTAATGGATCAGCACCTACATATTGTTTTGGTTTTGTAATTGGAGGTTGCCAATCATCATTTACATCTAAAGTCCAAGATGCAAAAGCTTGAGGACTTATAAATTTATCTTTTACAGCATTATAGATATCTCCAATAGCTGCATATTTTTTTCTGTGTGAGTGGTCTTTAAAAGTTTGTTTCCAATAAGTTTCTGGATACTCTCCTGAAAAAGAAGGGTTATTAGGTATATTAGATGCACACCAGTTTTCTGTTTTTACAGAAAAATTTCCACCTGTTGTTTGTACAACATCATTTCCCACCACAATTACTCTTAAAACTGTATTGTCATTTGTTTTAATTTCTGCAAAGTGTGCCATTATAATAGCTCCTTTAAAAGGAAATTAGTTTCTGTAATTCCGCCATTTGTCATAGCTAATTACCTTCCTATGCGTCGTCTAATACTTCGTATGAAATAAATAAATCTAGATCACTCGCCGCACTAGCTCCACCTTTTAATATATCACCTTCCATTAAATAAATAGGTGTGTCTACCAACACTAACGTTGAGTCAGCTGGTACTGATATTGTTTTTG